CCGCCTCCATTAGCATTTCCTCTATCTTGACCAGGAGTGGCATTATTAAATCCGGTCAATCCACCAGAAATACTTTGGAATGTTTTTGCGTTAGCAGTGGAAGAGGTCAAACTGTTTCGGTTTAGGCTTCCTCCGCCACCACCACCGCCACCACCAGATGCAATAATATATGTGTCTGAGATAGAATCTTGAATATAAACTCCATCAGCTCCGCCTCCTCCTGCACCAGAAGTACCTTGTGATCCAGAGTTTCCTCCACGTTGGGCACCTTTTGGACCTCCAGTTCCTCCGGCACCTCCACCAGTTCCTTTGACTGATGATTGTCCGGTACTTCCACGGGCCCCAACATCAATAGTTAGTGTTCTACCTCCATCTGCAAGAGAAAAAATTCCTGATATACCAAGACCACCATCTCCACCAATACCATTTGAATCAGATCCTCCAGCACCTCCAGCACCAGTTTCAACTTTAATTCTTACTTCGGTAGCATCGTCTGGAATAACTAGTGTCTGAGTAGTTCCTGTATGAAAATACTCTTTTACTATTTGATTGGCAAGAGATTGTGTCTCTCTTACACCATCAGAAATATCACAATCTCCATCAATACACCATTGATATGTTATTGCAGAATCTGAGGAACTATTGTTCCCAGAATCCATATTAGCATTAACAGTAAAGAATGCTTCATTATCCGTAGTAACTACTACAGGAGATACCCCTGCTGTTATTCCTAACGTAGGGAGAACATTTAAAGCTATAGCAGTTGTTCTGAGAGGTTCATTAATAGCATTAGGAGTTGATCTTCCAAGTCCAACAGAATTTGGACTTTCACGATATGCTCTTGGTTTATAATCTGCCTCAACAAAATATTGTTCGCCATTTTGAGTAGGACTTTCTACATAAGTTATTTCTAAAGTAGAACTAGTTTCTCCACTATATTTTGTTGAAGGTCCTAATTTTGTTTCTACACCATCAAGAGATAATTTATACCATTGATATTCAACTGTTCCATCAAAACTTGGATCAGAACCTGCAGGAAAAGTCGCAGTTGCAATACCAGTAAATGCTATGGTTTTTGTACCAGACCCTGCAGATGGTGCTGAAGCACAAACATTGGTCTGCAGAGTTCCAGTGTCACCAACAGCATGTGTAAATGTGTCAGTAACAATGGATAGTATAGGACCGTTTAGATCTAAACCTGTAGGTATATCATTCCATATTTTAGTCGTCATGCTTAGGCGTCTTTTTTTATAAAATTAACTGGTCGTGAAGTTTTGGCCACCAACAATACCAAATAATGTACTAGCCCCATCAAAAGTTTTGAACGAATAAATGTCTATTTTTCCGTCAATTTGAGTTACGATTGGTACTACACCACCTGGCCAGTAAACATCAATAGAAGTTCCACCGTTATCTTTGAATGTATTTATACCAACAGAACGTCCACTAGCTACCTGACTAATTTTAATAGTGAATGCAGTAGAATCGTTTGGGGGATTTAGAATTGTAAATTGTTGAACAGATTCTGAGACAACTAAATTAAATGTTTGTCCTTTAGAAAGATCAATGTCAACGTTTCCAGCTGAAATTGATAGAGTTTCTATATTTTCAGAACTTGTCTTAAATCTTATCGCTCCATCAATATCAAGCTTTGCTCTCGGGGACGCAGTGCCTAATCCAACATTTGATCCATTTGTTGATAATGCAGTCCCAACCACAAGTGTAGTTGATGTCACAACACCTACTCGAATATTACTCGATGCACTATCTAATCGATAACTTGTCGCAGTAATTGATCCACCAACAAGAACATCATCAGTTGTAATTTGACCTAAGAAAACTGATTTATTTTGAACATGAAGATCAGTTCTTCCAGATCCAGCAGATCCAAGTGATAGATTAAAGTGTGGAACTGACGTTCCGATGCCGACTCGTGAGTCTAAATTAGGTGGAACTGTTGCCCAAACTCCAGTGTTTCCAACGCCAGCATATGCTTCATTTACAGGAGACCATCCAGTTGCCGATGCATTTAGGTTAAATATACCATTACCATCACCAAGCAGGAATCCTGCAGTGAGAATACCTGTGATGCTAACATTACCAACTTGCTCAGTATCTCCATGAATACGGAGAGCTTTTGTATTTGCAGTTGTTCCAATACCAACACCAACACCACTGCTATCACTACTTACAGCAAATACAGTATCTCCAGCACCAACTTGGAATGCATTGGCTCCAGGTGTTGTCGTTGCAATACCAACTTGATCAAATATATGAATGTCTGCAACATCGGAAAGACTTACATTACCAAACCTTTTCCAAGCATTTTCTGAGGTGTATACCCAACCAAGGTAATCTCCTTGTGATGGATTTTCAAAATATACAATGTCTCCAGGTGTTCCTGCATTAATTGGTGTAGCAATACCAACAGTATACTTTCTAGAAACTGTAGAATCACCTTGTAAGAAGAGATTATTAGCTTCAATACCTCTTGCTGCAGTTGATGTTACTTTATTTGTAAAAACAACCGGACCATTAAATTCTGAAAGTACTTTTCCTTCATTGCCACCATCTATACGTATGGATGATGAGAAAGTTCCTTCAGTTGCATTAATTAGATTGACTCCAGATTCAGTAGTAATATCTTCTCCAGAAATACTTCTAATAGGAGTGTCAAAAATTTCTTCTCTACCAGTGACTGTGCTAAGTTTTTTGTTACCAGCATAAGAAATACCACGGTCGTTCATTCCAGTGAAGTAATTAACTCCTCCTTCCTTTTTAGTAGACTGTGCAAGAAGTTCTTGTATATCAGTAACTAAACGATTTTGTCTATCCGGAAGTGCAGTTGAATAATTACCTGGGCCATATCCAACATATTCCCAAGTATGTCCAGATGCTCTGTTAATAGAGTGTCTTCTAAGTTCAATTGGATATGGTTTAATTCTGCGAACAACAGAACCAGTAATATGTGATGTTGCTCTTGTTCCAAGAACAGAGCGGAATACACTTAATGGATTAGTTGCTGGATTTGTTGGTGCAGTTTTGATTCTAACAATTTCATCATCAATTGATAAGAAATCACCTATTCTTAATCCAAGATCTCCAACATTTGTCAATCTAACTTCTGTTGTAATTGCATCCGCAACTGCAGTAGAAAGTGTAGTGGTGATTCCCGCATACGTTGGAATCATTCTACCATTGAGACTCTCATTTTCAATAGTCGCGTCTCCATCATTTGATTGAATGCCGCCTCTCATGGCAAACATTGAAGATCCTATAGCAACAACCTCAGTAGTTACTGCGATACCGGTAAGTATTGTAAAGTTTTTCAGATCAATATTCTGTTTTAGAATAAAATCTCCATCAAATGATGATAATGTGTGGATACCTGTTGAAATTTTGATTTTACCATTAATTTTCAATCCATGATCATTGACCGTAGTAACTGTAGAAATTCCTGATGTTGGATCGTAAGTTAAATTAGAAATTCTAATTCCTTCCCCAGTCAAATATGAGGTTGCATTACTAAGTGGTATCGTTCCAATTCCTGTGGTTGTCACTCCCGTGATTGCTGGATCACTAATTGCAGTAAAGCTCTTTGCACCACCAACTTCAACCTCAGTAATTCTGTAAAGAGTATTGTATGGTCTATATGTTTCTGAAGTTACACCAGAAATTCTGATAATATCTCCGACATTATCATATACATCAGTTACAGTAACAACGGCTTTTGAATGTCCCGCTGTTGTAGCAACACCAACAACATGCATAGTATTTCCGATACCATATGCAGCACCACCGTCCATAATCTGAACGTCAGTGATACCTCCAGTAGCATCAACAGATACTTTGGCAGTGGCATGTTTTCCAGTTGTAGAACTGCCAATACTGATCAGTTTTGCATTATAATAATTTGCATCAACTCCAACTCCATATCCACCACCACTACTTGCAATACTGACTGCTGTTACACGATTCAGTCCATGATCAATATTAGTATTAAATCTATGAGATGTTCCGCCAACAGCCGTTATAACATCAGTTAATCCAATACCAACGTCAATATCATTAATTAGACGATCAATAGTTTCTCTAGTGATACTCTTTTTAACATCATCAACATCCACTTTACCAATATCTGCAGAATCTGCAAATGAGATTGAGGGTTGTGGATCTGAATTTGTAGTATCTCTATCAGTTTGAGGATATAATCTTACAACTGGTTGTGTGAATTTATCAGATGTAAACGGATCTACAGTAGGAGAGACTGAAGAATTGAGAATTGTCAGATAATAAATTCCATCTTGCTCACTTCTACGATATGATTGTATCTCCTGTACATTTTGAACATAGTATGTTGTATTATATTTCTTTCTCTCAAATCTAGGAAGACTTGTGTTTCTTGTAAGAGTATCGTTAGTAAATTCTCCAGGATCTGTGTTAATCCCAACAGTAAATTCTCTTGCACTAGTAATCCCAGTAACCGGGAAAGTACCATTAAATCCAGAATTTCCAATACCAGTTGTATTAACACCACTCTTGATGTCAACTAATTTGACTAAAGATCCAACAGAAAGATCATGAGGAAGTTCTGATAGGATATTGCCTATATTTGAACCCCAGTTTGCATGAGCAATGAATCTAAAATTTCTATTTTCATTGACATGATTTAATGTTCCAGATCCAAAATAAGTTGCAACTTCACTATTCGTAGATCCAATAGATGTATTTGATTCTTGAACAATAAATCCATCAACAGGCGGTCTGGCAATAACTCCTCCATTACTAGAAGGTATTACATATCTGACCCTATAGAGAGTGTCAACAGAACTTCTTGTATCAGATTTTCTTTTAATAAATGATCTTGGAGTAGCTTCTCCTAATGCTGTTGATCCAAGTCCTAACCCATTCTCATCAAGAACAACATCCCTATAAATTCCATTGTCAGTTGATGCAGTTGATACATTGATATACCACTGTTTTCTATTTTGATCTGGACTATTATCAAATTGAATCGGGTGACCAATATCTCCAGAATTTTTATCAGATACTCTACTTAGAATCTTGAGAGAACCACCAAGATTATTGATTGTGAGAGCAGATGCGTTCTTTGCATCAGTCTGTGTTTTTGCAAGTTTAATTGTATTATGTGTTGTTAGTCCTGAAGAGGCATTTTGATTTGTAATTGCAAAATAAACAATATTAGGATCCAATCCATCAGGCAATCTACCATTATCACTTAAGACACGAACGGATTCTGCATCTTGAAAAGTGTGTGGTTCTGTTAAAGTAATTACACTACTTGTAATACTATTAATTCCAGAGGCATTTCTATCGACTTTAAAAACTTTTTCTGAACTATATTGTGTTGTGGTGTTAAATCCTGCCCCATTCGGCATGACAATACGGGAACTAAATTCTGTTGGAGTTCCTCCTGATGGAACAAGAACTTTTAAAGAATCTAAATCTCTAGCACCAACCCTAAATCCTTCTAATACGTTTTCTGGTGGGATATCTGGGTTTGTTTGTTGATACAAATACAAGTGTCCAGTAGTTCCAACACCAATAGTTGTATTAATATCAACTGAATTAAATTCAATAACATTTTCTGAAATTGGAATCTCTTTTGGAGGTAAAATATGAGTAATAAAACCAAAATCATCTTGTGAGAATGCATCTTGTCTGAATCCAGTTGCATTGAGAGATTTAGCTCCAAAGTTAGAGTTGGAGTTGGTGATAGACATATCACCACCAGTTTCTACGGTGAAGTGTTCTGCATAACCAATCGCAAAGATAGAAACTGACTGAATAACTGAATTATTAGAGCACTTAATATGAAAGTTGACATACGATGGTTTATAAATTGAGCTCGAATCTGTACTTAACTTTTCATTTCCAGGAACGGTAGCATCATCATATACACCTGTTGTTGGATTATATTTAATAAATGCATTATCATCTTTCTGTAAACTAATACCCGTGAATTGGGCCACAACCATAGATTTAAAGCCTGTGGCTCTATTTCCATCAGCGTGCATACCACACATACCAAAAACAGATCTCAAACTGAGATTGAAGATGTATGGAGATGCAGAAGTAACTGTATCGGATTGAAGAGTTACTGTCGATCCTAGTACAGTTGGAAGAGAATCAATTGGAGCATTTTGAACTTCATATCTAAATTGAGTATCACTCAACTTTTCACTGACAACAAATTGTCCATTATATCCAGTTGCAGTAATTCCCTCTATTCTAAATGGAGTGTCTACATCTAACCCAGAGACTTTTTCTGATGTAGTGACTGTAATGAGAGAAGATGAGATAGCTCCATCTCCAGATTTAATACTGGTGATACCTGCAGAGGCACCGGTAGATCCAACAATTCTAAACTCATCAATTTTTGGTTCAATATCAAGTGCAGTAGATGGAAAATCTGGTTCAATTTCTCTACCACTTGCAGATCCATATACAAGGCCAATTTTTTCGTAATATACGTCAAGATCAGTTCTATTAGTACCGAAGGTTTGAAAAGAATCTTTAATATTAATATTGTTAACACCATCAGCATACTCAAAACATGTGAGTTTGTTGTGGGAAAAATTAGGTACAAACTGATTTGTAGTATAGTCTTGATAGCATAATCCATTTGGATCTGCATCAAACATGGAGAACTGCCAGAAATAGCAAGCACCTGTTACTCTAAAAAGAGCACTTCTCTCAATATTGTCGTTAGATGGATTTGGAACATATTTTGGGCGAATTTTAGTCTTTCTTAAATCTAGACCAACGATAGAAGTACCACGAGGAACAATTACTCCTCCATGAATACTATTCATCTTATAAAGAGCATTATCTGCACTATTAAGATCATATATTGTAGTTAGATCCCATGCAGGAAAATCAGATGATTCTGTACCATCCCTTAACCTAAATTTAGCGTTTGCTCCATCAGGGATAGGTATCCATCCAGGTCTATTATCAACAACGTGATCTCCTGGGTATAGTAATATTGTAGTATTGCCGAATCTGTCGTTGTTTAATCCACGCTGATATGAAAATCTTGCTGCTTCAATAAGAGCTCTTTGAATAGTTTTGAATGGTCTCGTTAAAGAGTTGCCTTTATTTTCTATACTATCTGTAGAATCCAAATCATTGGGACTTACATACAAAATATTGCCACGAGCATTCTTAAGAAAATTCTCTAATCTTGAAAGACCCATCTTATTTGCACTATAGTTCTGTTATGGATTATTTATCATTTAATAATTAGTCGTTTTGTAAAATATACTCTACAGTAGTGGCAACATCATTCATTGCATCTCTCAATTGTGGTTGTTGGCCAGATTCTTGAATATATGGGTCAGTATCGTCAGATAATATCCACCTCCATTGCCTCATTTCTTCTGCGTACCAAAGTTGTATTTTCATATTAATCTACAGGTAAACATTCTGGATTTTCTAGTTCAAGATCAAAAATACAAGGATGACATTCTTCCTCCATTAAATAAGAATAACCAAGATAAACCTCGTCGGGTTCCCATCTTTTTTCTACGTCAGCTAGTTTGATAAGTTCTAGATCAAAAATACTTTCATCAGGTAATTCATCAAAGGTAAATGGGATTCCTTGAATGAAGTACATGAAAACAATTAATTTTCCTTCATTATACCAAACATATTTTGTATCAATTCGGTATTTCATAGGAAAACGTCCTATTTTCGTTTATTTAGAAGTGCGAGTAGGGAGACTTGAACTCCCACGAGATTACTCTCAACAGATTTTAAGTCTGGTGCGTCTACCGATTCCGCCATACTCGCAAGAGTTACAGGGTTCTTTCTAACCTCTCAGTTGGTTGATCCGGAAAATCCCTAGGACGACTATCGGTAGCATTGTCAGTTCTAGGTGAACCTTCGTTAGCTTTCATAGTATGCTGATAGTTGATCCTCTTGTATCTGATACAGAATGGATCGGGCATCCAATAGGTCACCTGCCAATCAATCAAAGGATTTAATTCCAGGTGCTTCTCTACAGAATGATTGAAGATACCGATCTGAATATATCCATCATGGGTGACACAGGAGTTATCACCAACACTAACTACAAATAGTTGTTTCATCACTTATGTTCCAGGTTGGTGGATGAAAAACACAATACTCATTGAATGTGATTTTCATTTCTTTTTCCGTCAATCCACAATTCTTTGCGGCTTTTGGAAGATTCCATTTTGCTGTGAATAACATTTCCATAGACTGTCGGGTTTCTGGTCTCATAATCGTAACAAATTAGGATTTCTTCGTAGAGAGATAGTGGGTAAGTCATTTAAAAAAAGGTAATAGAGCAAATTTTTGCCGGGATTTTTTTGCCCCCTTTTTTGGAATTAAAAGCTGTTTTTCCCTCAGAGAGGAGCATATGCAAGTTTATCTTCTGGGCAACGATCACGAACTAGTTCCAACACGGACATGAACTGCTCCATTGTTTCGCAATCCACAACACGCTCATCACCTTGCTCAGAGTACAGGTAAAACTTACGTGCTACCGGGTCAACAACGCAACGGGAAAGTAAATCGTCCTGCATGGGGTTCATTTGATTACCTAGGTATCATAGGGCATTTAGGCGTCTTTGTCAACCTCTGGCATCATAATCATATCCTGAGATGGAGAATTGCCTAGGACTACCTGGATACTCTGCCGGGGTTTCTCCTTCGTATTCAACGATCAAGGGTTCTCCGTCAATTCTAGACGCATGAATAGTGTAAAAACAATTGATTGCTGATGCATTTCCTGACTTGATATACACTTTATCACCCCACTCAATTTTATCAACAATCAAATCTTGCGAGGATCCAATCTGAGTGAGAGAAACTGTAATTGATTCTGGATCAATTAATCCTCTCCAATAATCAGGAAGATCAATTACATTACTGTCGGTAAGTTTTCCTCGGATGTAGACTCCAGCCTCTGGACCCTCCAAACAAATATGCCTAAGGCGATGATTTTCCTTATTGGGGTGCTTAATATCAAATCCTTTCCAAGCTTGAACATTAATAGTCCCTGTAATATTTGTTATTGATGCAGCAGGAGATGTGAGATTTGCATTGACTTGCAAGTTATCAATTTGTGCATTTCCATGGTATCTTGGAGGACATGCATCTTCTGGGTACTTAGACTGATCAATATCACCCTTCCAAATATAGTCAAATACTGCTGACTTAAGTCCCCATCCACCTGCTTTTTCTGAACAATCTTTTCCGCTTTGTCCTGGTTTGAATTCCATTTCGCCGGCCATAATTAATTCTCCTTAATGTCGTAGTGATATCCTGAAATTGAATACTCATTATTGTTTCCTGGATAGTCTGTCGGAGACTCTCCTTCATATTCTGCAATTAATCTTTCTCCATCAGCACGAGTTCCAAACACATGATAATAACAATTGATTGGCATTCCTCCATTTGCTTGGAGNTANATTTTATTATCACTGATCCTCTTTACAATTATATTTTGATGAGCACCAATTGGTGTCAAATTAACTGTAATCGTTGTTGGGTCAACAAGTTTTTCCCAATATCCTGGAAGTAAAATTTCTTTTTTGTTTCTAAGTTTTCCTCTAAAGTATACATCATTTGATGGTCCTTCTGGACATGTATGCCTTAAACGATAACCTCCTTTTGTTGGATGTGGAATATCAAAGTTCTTCTTTGCAGAAAGAAGATGACCACCACAATTTGAAATTACTTCTCCTTGGGCAAGCAGATTTAATCCAACTGCAACATTTGAATTGGTATCAACGTTCCCTAAAAATGCAGATGGTCCAGACACTGCCAAAGAATATGGATTACTAATCCCACTACAAAGTGCCCCCGGAACAATTGGAGTTGGAGCTCCATGTGCTGAAGGACCAATCATCACTGTTGCATACACAAATGGAAACGTATTTTCACTTCCAACTAAAAGTGGTCCTTGATGATATGATGAGCACTTAATTTTGGTTGGTCCAACTCCAAGTGCTATTGGAATTTTATTTTCTTTACATACAAGTGATTGTCCATCATAAACGTGTATTTCGTCGAATTGAAATGCCATGGTTAATTTTTACCTTATTTGTCCTGGTTTTTTGTCGGGATTTGTTGCACAAGATACGCCATTAACTATAGATGATAATATTTGAGTTCCTAATTTCCCATTTATGGTCATAAAACCAGTTGAGAGTAATTTTAATGACTGTTTTGCATCAATTGTGATATTTTTTGAATCTATTTTAGCTGATTGATTTGCATTAACTAAAAAATTACCTTCTGGATCTCCTCCAGTAGCACAAATTTCTACATCAGTACCTTCAATACGTATTTTTCCGTCCTTGGCTCTAATAATTATATCACCATTTTCCGCATTTAGAAAGATCCCGTTTTGACCTTTACTCAAATCTTCCCCAGAATTAATTGAAGTTGCTCCAGGAGAATTTATCGTAGTCCAACCTTCACGAACTCCGTCTTCTGTTAAATCTATAAAATGTCTACCATCAAGAGCTTGGAGTTCAATACTAGAAGTGACTGCTTTATCTTTTGAAAGACTACCAAAAGATATAGCACCATTCATCGCTCCAATTACTTGAGTCCAATAATTTTTCTTTTCTGCCATAAAATAGTATTGAAGAGATTTTTAGTATTTATTAGTAACCACCACCGCCACCTCCTCCTCCTGAGGAAGATCCACCTGAAGATCCGCTACTTGAAGAAGATCCACTTGATGTTGATGTCGTCGTTGTGGTTGTAGTTATAGGTGTAGTTGTTGGCTCGGCAGTTTGACGTGTACCAGTAGATCTTACTACTGTGGATGCACTAGTATCAGTTTGATCAGTAGTTTCTGTATAATCTATGTCTGTTGTTTCATTTGAAGTAGTAGATTTTGGTTGAATATCTTTGGTAATACTTTCTTTCAGAGTTTCATAAACTATTACCCCAGTATTTCTAACCCCTGCATATTTTATTCCATTATCAAAAAATACATTACCATAATATGCTTTACCATCAACATAACCATTAATTTGAAGTCCAATAAGATCATAAACTTGAACAATTTCTCCAGGGTCGGCAATCTGAGGAACCAGTGGATCACGAACAATTCCAAACACGGGAGTGAATTGTGCATTAACTCCCGCGTCAGTATCCATGAAAATATCAGGAAGTGATGTAAAGTTTCCACCTTTATTAACTTTAACTGAATTTACTTTTCCAAAAGGATCTAGAGAAAAAGATAAATTAGTTCCATTATTAGGACTGATTATTATGGTATCATTTGGATCATAATTTAGACCGGGATTTTTGACTATAACATCAGTCAGTGTTATTAGAACTGGATATTGTGGTGAAGGTTCTCCTTGACTTGATGGTAGATATCCTGAACCACTATCCTCAACTATAACATTTGTAATTACTCCTGTGGGATCTAATACTGGAACTAAAACTGCACCGCTTCCATTATTACATAAGTCAACTGCTCTAATTTGAGGGGGACTTGTGTAACCATATCCACCATCAACAATATCTACTGCTAAAATATTTCCATCACGATCTATGACTGGGTTTCCCTTTACTCCAATTCCTCCTCCACCAAAAAAATTTATGTTTGGGGGTCCGCATGATTTGGGGCCAACATCACATGCTTTTTTTCTTTTTAGATCATCTGTAGTTAACTGATTGACTTGATCAATAGTGAGATATCTAACTCCACCATCTCCATCTACAAAAATAAATGTAGTTCCTTCAGATAAATTCTCATAATCATTCGCTTCTTGAATAGTTAATCCACTAATATACCCTTCAAACTTACTAACATATCCTACTTTAATATTATTTGTTGATGTTGATGTGAATGGCATTATTCTTCTATTGGTGTTGGTTGTGATGTTGGTGGCCTATAAGGAATTACCTCTATTGATTGCACGCCGCCAGAATTTCCCCCGGATGCCGCTTTGCCAATAGCACCTTCAGCAACTGCCGCTAAATTTGGTTTTTCAATTCCAGGTTTACCATTACCACCCTCTTGCATTGTATATGTATCGTTTGGAGAACACTCTGGTTTTGGATCACAACTGAATAATTCAGTTATGGATGAAATAAATCCTAGTGCAGTTCCAACATCAAAGTTAAATCCACCAATAGCACCTAATCCACCAACCAAGTCATCTATAAGACCAATCCCAGAACCTATGGGATCATCAACAAAATCTGTAACTAAATTTAATAGTTCTGGACTGACTCCAACAAGAGGACTCAATGATTGTACTACACCTAGTATGTTTCCTGCTTTTATAGCTTGGAAAGTTGATCCAATAGATGAAAGAATGGCAGGATCTGCTCCAGCAAGTTTGGCAATTGATGCAAGACCATTTTTTAAATCACCACCAGTCAACAAGTCAGCAGTAACATTGATAAGGGATGCTGTTGTATTATCAGTTGAAAACAAAGGATTATCATTAACAAGATTAGCAAAAGAAAGTAAAGTGGATCTCAAGTCACCATCCGTTCCTGAAATGGATCCAAGAAGAGAAATAATTCCAGAGACAGGGTTTTGTCTAAAATTAGATGCAATACCATCAAGTTGATTTGATGTCAAATTTACACCAAGTTGACTGATAGAATTGAAACAAGCGTCCTAACTAATTCTCCAGATTCAATTGAAGATTTTACAGCACTTGGGGAAATAGATCTGCGAATAATTTTTTTTGGTTTAGCATTTAAAATCTGTTTTGCATATACAGTTCCAGAATAACCCTCTGTGGATAGAAAATCTCTACTTGCAAAAACGACTGGAGTAACTGCAACATCAAAAGACTCCATGATAGTGTTTAAATGTAGACCTAAAACTTCACTAATCAGTTCTTCAGTATCACATATGGGTGTTGGTGTATAAAATCCATCTGGTGGTAATGATGGAATTTCATATGAAGTTTGAAACTCTGATGGTGTTCCGACTTGAGGATCAGTTGGTAATGAAATTCCTGTTCCCCTACCTCCACCAAGACCTGCTCCGACTCCACCAAGACCTGCAGCACCACCAAGACCTGCAGCACCACCAAGACCTGCTGCACCACCTAAACCACCCTGTCCCCCCTGTGAGAGACTTGAGAGGGGTAGTGTTCCACCTGGTTGAGAAAGTGAAGGATCTAAATTTGTTTGTGGAGTGGGCCCAGAATTAGGAGATGCTGAATTTTTTCTATTGAAACTATTTAATATAGCACCTAAAATATCTCCCAATAATCCATTTACAATTTTATTAAATATGCAACATAATGCTTCAAACCCCTTTAATGCTTTTTCTAATAAATTAATTCTACTACTCGGTGGAGCTATATTCAATAATGGTTGAAGTGTTTTGTTAAATTGATCCGTAACAAAGTTTTGAACATTAGCAAAGATTTCTTTCATAAACTTTGAAATCTCAGTCGCTGCTTCTTCTATAACTCTATCAATTTCTTTAAATGCATTCTTTATTGGAAGTGCAGCAGCATCTTTATAGTTTTGTAGAGATTTTTGAATTTCTTGTATTTTTTCGCTTAAAGTCTCCATGATTGTTTGGATTGACTTCATAGCAGAGTTTTTCTCTGGACATGGGGAAGCCAGAGTATGTTTTCTTTTTAAAACTTTTTCTTTTTTTTCATCCTTTGCACTTTCTAAATGAGTAGCATCTGTAGATTCCTTAGTGGGAAATCCTTTTGATGGTTTTTCAGTTGAAAGTTCGCTGTCTGCAACTTTTTTTGTACTATCTCTTTTCTGCGTCTTAGAGAAATGACTTTGTGGAGTAAGATTTTCTCCGCCAGATAAACTAGTTTTTGTATTCAGTTGTGTCTTTGAGTTATTACCCAACACTCCCATAATTACCGGGACTTGTTGGTCTTGTGCATCAAGGAAAAATCCAAAAACAAAATTACCTTGCTTAAGTGCTGGAGTATGAAAGGATCCACCCTGACCACCACCTGCGGTGATAGGGTACATGACTTGAGCCCAGGGTAATTTGTCAGATGAAATTGATGCTTCACTCTGATCGTGAAGACCAATGATTCTCACTTTATATCGATATCCCCATCCAGAGGTATCATTTTTATTTTCTATCTTTGCAGAACTTATGTTTTCTCTCCAAGTAGAGTCATCACTAATTTGACCAACCCACCAAAGAAAACTGCCCCCAAGAAAACCTGGATTAAAAAGTGCTCCTCCTTCCATTAATTGTTAATCCTCATAAATTCTACACTCATCTGTCTCTGGATTTTCATCACAGTACATTTCAAGTGCTGTTGGATCATGATCTTCTCCAGGATGGTTTGCTTGATACTGTTCAAGATGATCCAGTTCATCTGCTACATGACGCCGCATTTGGGGCGACAATGATTCATTATCAAGTGTATTTTTATCATCAATAATATGTTGTTGAATACTTTTTTCTTCGCTCATAATGGAATATTAGTAGTGTGGTTTCCTTTTCTCCCGAAAGAATCTCTAACCAGATTTAACTTAGTATAAGTTTCGTTGGTAGAAATGAAATGACATAAGTCAGCTATAATATATAGACCTCCTGATTCCTTGTCAAGATCATCACCTTTCTTGGCACGCAATCCTGGAGTATCAAGAAAAACAAGGTCTCCAGCATGGAGGCTAAAGTCTCCGGGAATCGTCACTGTTTGCATTCCCGTAAATAATTGATTATATCTACGAATAGATTGATTCAATACTTGCTGTACTTCAAAATTTTGTTCTGTTGATTTTTGAATTTGTTGATCTGTTGTTCCAGAAGGAAGTGTTCCAGTGTCCACAATTGAATATGTTGTCCTTGTAAATTTTGAATCTGATTCAAATTTATCATTCAACTTTGGCAAATCTTTTGCAGCTAATTCAGTACCATCTTTTGTTTCAGTTGCAGTTTGTTCCCTAACTTCATAAAAACAATTAAATGGATCAAAAACTACTAGTCTTGTTCCATATGCTCCCATTTTAAATTTTTCTTGAGCATCAATGCGAATATCTTTTTGCTGATTTAAAACTTTTGTAGTATACCCAGAAGGTAAATCTGCAGTTAGGTTAAAGATCANAGATTTTTTCTGCTTTTGTTTAAATAAACTATCTATTGATTTGAATTTAAAACCCTCAGAAGTTTCAAACAAAAAGAATCCACTAGTCTTACCCTTCTCTCCTACACTTGCTGGTATAGATGCTTTGGATAACCAGTTCATTACATAATATGGTTTTCTATTATTTCCTAAAAAATTATAATTATTACTTGTCTGTTCTATATCTAAAGATTTTTCAGTCTTTAAAAAATCTGTCAAAATTCTTTGAATATGATTTGATATCTTACCATCAAATCTAATATTGAGTCTTGTATCTCCACATTCATTTCTTATAAATTCTTCAGATACTAGATCCAATCTTATCATAGATCCTGTAGACTCTTCATTTACAGGGGTGACTTTGTTTACAATTAATTTCATCTTAATAGTCACCTTATTATTATCAGTGAATTTCAATTCAGCATCTTCTGTGCCTACTATAGGAAGACCTTCCAATACACTTTTTCCATCAATAGAATTACCTGTGTCAATAAAATATACTTCAGATCTTATGGTATCTTGTAAGATACTTTCATAATACATCAAACGAACTAAACCATTAATCAAATTAGTGGTTTTGCTTTTATCCTTATTGGAAGTTATAATTGCCTTTGATACTGAAGCAGGAACTGCTTGTTTAGATGTGGATGTTTTTTCCATTCTTTATTACCTCTTATATCTATTTACGCACCTTGATATAAAATATCAAAATGACTAGAAAGAATTTCCGAATCAGAAATTAGAACAGGGACTGCTTTTTTAGTTGAATCACCACCATATCCTGCTTGTTGTGGAGGCGGAGGAATTATAATTGTTTGTTCTGACCTATCATCATAGGATGTATATTCATTTAATATGTCAATAGCAGCCTTTCCATCTGCTTTATTAATTGCACTTAAGAATCCAGGCAATTTTCCTTCAAGTGCATTGGTTGAATCTGCATCAATAACAAATTCTCTCCCTTCCTCACCCAGTGTTGCCATATGGGCACCACTCTTTGTAAGTCCACCTTTTTTATATGCCACATGAACATGATCATCATGATCACCGGTCACATCATTAGCTGCATGAAGAAGTTCTACTGGTGTTACTCCCATTAACTTATCAAACTCCTTAATCTTATCTAAAATAGGTCGTTGCTCATGAGGGTCTGCACCAATATCAATAGCACGACCAACATTATGCCAAGATTGATAAGATCTCTTGAATGAACCACCAAAATCTGGGTGTTCTGTGATTGCTAGATAATCTTTTGGACTTGAGAGTTTTGATTCGATAAATCTTCCAAGATCACCTGAAATTTTACTTCCTTTACTATCAATTCTAGAATCGCCAGATGTTAATTGAGGTTTATACCCATCATTTTTTGGTATACGTGGTCTATTTGCTCTAGCATAAGATAGAGTTGGATTTCCTGCAGTATTAAAATAATGATTTTTGTATTGAACAACATTAACATTTTGCGATTGGTCAACAAAGGCACCCCCTGTTCTAAATCCAGTTGATGCCATAAGTTTGGAAATATCAGAGTCACTTATTTTTTCAGTTTTTAACATTGCCCTCAACTTATCAATATCTTGAGCAAGTTTTATTGCATTCTCAGATTTTTCTAATGTCCTGGGTTCAAAATTATTATTAATGCTTCCATCAGTTACTGGTTGGTATTGATTTTTTCCCATAATGACACCAGTCAAAGTCTTATCATTAGCCTGGAAAGTTCCAGTTGAAGCTTCGCCAGATTGTATTAAACCAACACGATTTAATACAGAACGAGCAACCAATGCCATTCCAAGTTCACCTTCCCCACTTGACTCAGCAGCAATCAATCTTTTAAAGAGATCTTTTTCATCTGCTGATGTTATTTCAGATCTAGGTAGTTTGCCGTCTAATTTAGAATCATCTTCAACTTTTACTGGTTTCTTTTTAGAGAAGAATGCATCATACAACCATTTACCGGCAAGATCTCCGCCAAGACCACCAAGAACACCACCAATAAAAGTTCCTCCAAATGGAACAATAGATCCGACTGTTGCTCCAAGAGCACCAAAAATTGTAGCACCAATTGCCGCAAATGCTGCTCTTCCGATAGGTTCTTTAAAAACAAAGTAGTTTAGTGCAAAGTCAATTAGACCACCAATGATTGGTATTCTTTTAACAATTGGACTGACAAAGTTTTTGAGAATTCTTAAACCTGCTCTTGATCCAAGTTGACCTGAAGCACCGATAGTAACTCTTGAAGCACCTCTACCAAGCAGTCTACTACCGAATCTATTTGCACCACCACCAGAGGTTATTCTTGGTCTCTGTCTGAGTGGGTTGCGNAAATTTGGTCTACCTGCTCTACCACCACCAGTACTGGTTACTCTAGGTCTTCCACCTGTGCCTGGTCTAGGTCTAGGTCTTATATTTGCACCCGTTCTTGCGCCTCCACCACGAAAAGCTCCGACTTTCACTCCAACCAAAGCAGCAACAATTGCTAAATTAAGAGCTGTCTTTAAGTGCTTAGATATTTCATCAAATTTTTTCTGGCCATCTTCGCCAAACATTTCTTTGACATTATCACGTAAACCATCATACATTTTATATCCCTCGTCTACCAGAGTGACAAGTCCATTGAAAATTTTACCTCCCCATTCTTCAATAAACTCAAAGGCACTCTCTATTTTAGGAATTAATTCCTTCAACATTGGCAAATTATCTAACAGTCTTACTGCAACATACCCAGCAAGAATATTAAATAGAAAATTTGTTATCTTATTCAGAGGGCTCAATTTTTTAATTGGGTTTGGTAACTTAAACTTACCAAACTTTTTTTGTTGTTTCTCTAATTCATTCTCTGTTTTTGTTGAAGTTTCTTTCTCATCCTTTGATCTATCAGAACTTCTTTCTTTCGTTTTAGATTTTAAAGATTGTTTTAAAATATCATTTATAGTATCAACCTTTATCTTAATTGATTTCAATCTAAATTTTGACCCCTTTGGAGAAGATATATTTGGAGTCTCCACTTTTCTGGATAGTAGTTTTTCTGCGTTAACTGCCATTTTATGTCACCATACCAAGAACTTGTTTCTTAAAACGAGATCCCTGAGTCGCTGCACTGAACGGAGGAATAGTTGTTCTACCAGATGCATCTGCGATAGGTGTATCGTCATTTGATGTTGGTAATGGTAAGAATGAAACCTTTGGAGCACTTCTTTCCAAAGGTTTTATGTTAGAAGTTTTTTTTGTTTGAGAACTTGATATTTGTGCAGGAGTTTGTAAATTTGGTTGGGTTTTAGATTGATTGCCAAATATTTTGTTAATCGGATTCATATAAATGCCAGACAATCCTTCTGAATCAGTCAACGATTGAATGAGACCTTTTGGACCAACTGGAGTATCTTCAACTCTATTAGCAAAAGTTGGTTGGTTTGTCGGCCTAACATCATTCATATTAGGTCTTGGTTGATTTGGTACGATACCATAATCACGTAAAACACCATTAATTTTTCCTGGATATATGGCATGTGGATTATATCCAGCAGTTGCAAGATTAGTGATTGCCTCAGATGGAGTTTTAGCATCTCCATAATACTCTTTCCATATCCTAACTCTATATTTTACAGAGTCTTCAATAGATTTAAATTTAATTGCTGTATGTTCTCCTTCAATAGGATCAATATACTTATATGTTTGAGATGGTGGATAATCTGATGGAGCGTCTTGACCAAATAAATTATTTGCTTCCATTGCTAATGGAGATCTTCCAAAATTACTTTCTTCTACAGCTTGTGCTGCAACTATTTCTGGGAATGGATCTCCTGCTTCTTTTGCTGCTTTGTAAATTCTTGAGAAGAATTTTCCTGCCTCGTCAGTAGGTTTCTCATAATTTGGATATCCCATAATTGGGCTTTTAAATTTTAAATCCGAACCATAATTATTATTACCAACCATCCCACCACCAGATGCATATGTTACTCCATCAGAAATTTTAGGTTTATTATTTCCGCCACCAATAGAGTTCATAGAAGCCAAAATACCAGTACCAAATTTATCAACTGCACCTCTACTCATCACAAATTCACCAGGAGATAACATCGCAGGAACAGTATCTTTATTTGGCCCTTTACCAGGTACTTTTCCTCCACCATTAAATCTATTCATACCACCCATTCCACGCATTCCACCCATGCCAGTAGGATCATTTCTGATGCCTAAAGGATCGATAAATTGGTTTGGCATATTGTTAAGAGATCCGCTACCACCTGCATCTCTTTGCCTTGATCCCTGAACTAGTGCCTCTCTGTCTCCAGCACTCATGTCCTTAGTGCTAGGTGCCTCTTCCAATCCCTTTCGAGTAATCTCCTGCCGCTTTCCTTCATTTTCAGCAACCTTATCATTACCTAACATTTTTCCTATACCATAAATCCCAATACCTGCAGCTGCAGCTGCAAGTACTGGAAGAGCAATAGGACTTTTTGCAATCACCATCGTCAATTTGGCAATCACTCCTATCATTTTAGGAATAAATCCTGCTACTATACTTACGATACCTGCTGCTAAAGAACCAAAACCAGTTCCAAATAAAAGAACAGCAGCAGTCAGTGCAGGCCACCAGTCCTTCACAAATCTAATTAAGTTATCTATTTTTTCTTTATTTTTATCATCACTAAACCAATCAATTAGTTTTATGACAGTTCTTCCCAATAAAACATTGAGTAAAAAATCAAATATTTTATCAAAAATACTTTTGAAAGGTTTTATTATTTTTCCAGTGAATTGTTTAATTCCCTTTCCAAGACTAGACTCTAATTTCTTTTCTCTATTCTTGGCGCGATTCCTTTCTTCTTTTTTTCTAGCATCTTCTGCAGCTTTATCTTCTGCTTTTTTTTCTTTTCTTAAAGTTTCAATTATAGCATTAAGACTTTTTTCTACCGAAGCAAATTCTGCTTTTTGATCGAGACTACTAAGATTTTCTGCAAGAGTACTCTTTTGAATCTTAATAATATTTTTTAATCTAGTTATTTTTTCAGCATTTATTTTTACTGTCTTATCAATATCTTTTATTTGATTCTCTGTCTCATTTACTTTTACACGAGTCGTCCTTAAAATTCTTGCAAGTTTAGCAATCTTGCTTTCTTTTCCAGGTGAGGAAGAATTTGTATCACCAACATCCCTACCCATCATTTTAGATGTTGATATTGTAGTAGATTTTATTGGTGTAGTTACAGTATCATCCATTAGATGCTTGTTGTTTTCGTTTTAATTCTTCTTCTTCAAGATGCTGCTGCAATAATCCAACATAGATATCCCGTTCCCATGGAATTAGATTTTCAATCTCAGTTAAACTATATTTATGAAATTGCATCAAGGCAAAATTGATTTTATAATAACTACCCAAATCCATGTGGATCAGGGCTAGGCGAAAAAACTTGCTAAGCCCTCCAATACAACTTCACTTTCAACTCCTGTAGATGGATTCTTAACTGCAACATTATGAGAAAGTTTTGGCATCGTTTCAAAAAACTTTTCAATTTCTTTAAATTGAGCAGAATTCATTTGATCCAAAAAATCAGTCAGTTCTTTTTTACTACAATCATCAGCTGCCCAAACCTCTTCTTGATTGTAAATTTTACCCATACAAGATGCGACAAGATCAAATGATTGATCCATAGCATTTTTTTCACTAAAGTTAAAGTTATTTTTAATGAACTGATCCAGTGAAGGATAATTCATTTCTAACATAAGGTCATTATTAAGTTTGATTTTGTTTGTATGCTCGTCATTTTTACTGACTTTGATGTCTTCCAAATCAATTTGAATAGAAACTTCTGTAGATCCATCGTCAGGACAAACAATATTAACATCCAATTGCTCACCAACAGACTTGCCACGGATGTTTAGAAAAAGATATTCAATATCAAAGGTTGGTAAATGCTCAACCTTAACTTGTTTTGTTAAAACACAACTCTTAATAACTGCTTTGATAGCAGTCGTAATTTGTTTTGTATCCTCACTCTCTAAAGCAATGACAAGAAGTTTTTCTTCTTTTACAAGAAACGGTCTGAATTTAATCGTTTCTCCAGTGGATGGCAACTCAAGTTCATATGTTGGAGCTACAATTTTTGGTAAAGGCATAATGTCTTATAAGTTCTTCAGTATGATTATTTATTGAGGATATTATGACCCTGGGAATCCAAAATTCCCATTGAAAGCTGATGCTGATTCTGGATTGAAAGCATCAATATTCATATCCCCAAAGTCATATTTTGGTAATTTTAACCCCAAATCCAGATCAGTATTAAAAAGACTCTGATTTACAGAACTGAAATTATTAGCGAAGGGATTTACAAATCCTTCGCCGCCAATCTGTAAAAAACTAGAAAGATCTGTACCAAAAGGATCAGACGAACTACCACCAGGACTAGTGTAATATCTTGTGTAGTTCATAGACACAGAACACTTCAATAGAGAAGATGCTTCATAGGAAACTGGTATTGATGTTATTGCTACCGGAAATATATTTACAAATTTATATGTCAATGGAACTACTGATTTATTCTGTTGAAGATTTTTTTCAAATTTTGTGACTTCCAAATTACCTTTATAATCTTCAGGATACTTAACTTTATATGAATAATTTTGCTTTTCAATACCAGTGCCTTCATTCATAATAAACTTTAACCAGGATTCAAA